ACAGCACCACCGAGGATGTGGACTTTGAAATCTTTGGGTACTCGGGGAAGGATCTTCTCAAAGACCTCAAGATGCGAAAGACGTTTCACACATCCAACATGCACCTGTTTCACCCCATCAGGGGTATCCACAAGTACGAGAGTCCCGAAGAAATCTTGAAAGACTTTGTGGAGTTGCGCCTCGAACACTATAAGAAGCGTAAAGCACACCTCATCGATGTCCTCGAAAAGAGGGCGGAATTGTGTGGACACAAATCGAAGTTTGTCTCCATGGTTATCGAAGAGAAGTTGGTGGTCTTCAAGAGGAAGAAGGTGGACCTCGAGAAGGAGATGTCCACGATGTTTCCAAAGATTGATGGATCATGGGACTACCTACTCAACATCAAGACGGTCGAGTATACGGAGGAGCGCGTCAAGGCACTCATGGATGAGGCGAGACAGGCGAACGTGGAACTTGAGAAAATGAGTAGAACCAGCCACGTGACAATGTGGAAAACGGATATTAAAAATATGTAAGCAGTAAGTAGGTATGGGTGAAGCTGCTAAGATTTCACTTAAAGCTATTGGAAAGCAAGACACGTACTTACTTTGCAAGGATCCAAAGGAATCTTTCTTCAACCCAAATACTACGAGAAGACATTCAAACTTTAGGAAGTATCACAGGAGTAAGAATGTGATCAATACCGGCCAGATTCCCAACTGGCCATTTGGTCAAACGATCAAAGTACAGTTCAATCCCCAAAATATGGGTGATCTTTTGAGTAACCTATGGTTGAGTATTAAGATGCCACGTGTTTCGAATGGTAATTACGCGGATCAACTCGGTCGTCACATTCTCAAGAGTGTGGCGATGTATGTGGATGATACAGAACTCGAAAAGATTGAAGGTGACTGGGGAATCATATATGATGAGTTGTATTTAGAACTTTCAGAAAAGGTATCGAATAGGTTTCTTGTAAATAGAAGTATAGGATTTGATGATTCGACAAAAACAGATTCCGTTTCTAGACTCGAAACGGATCTTATGATTCCGTTACAATTCTTCTTTGGTCGAAAATATGCAAGTGATGAGTACACGACAAATAAACCAAACAGGCCCTATTTTCCGGTGTGTGCAGTACATAAACAGAAGATTGAGTTTGTACTCGAGTTTCATAAACAATCATTCTTCACGGATACATTGGATACATTGATTTTGAATGAATTCAAGCTCATCACAGAAGAAATCACAGTCACACCCGAAGAACGTAAGTATCTCAGTCATGAACCACAGACAATCGTGACAGATATCGTTCGTAAACACCCCACGACGGTGAGTGATCTCGGTAATCCCACGATCCAAACCAACCTCGTTCCAAATATTCCCGTCAAATGTATTCACTGGTTTTTGAGAAACACAAAGTTTGAGATTGAAGACGAGAGTGTTGCTCTCGAACCTAAACAAATCGGTGCTAACATCATAGGTACCAACGCAAATGACGATTCTGGATACGCCGTCGCCATCTCACCCGATGGTTTGACTATCGCCGTGGGTGAACCCAAGTATGAATTACAAGTTGATGAAGATAACAATGGATTCCCAGATAACGTTAATCAGAACAAGGGTCGGGTTCGTGTCTTCAAGTACATATCTGGAGTGTGGACCCAACTCGGTGCCGATATCATAGGTACGACTGATGGTGGACTACTTGGAACATCTGTCTCTTTATCGGAGACGGGAACGGCACTCGCTGTAGGAATTCCAACAACAGATACGACCCGTGTGTATCAGTACAACTCTGGAACAAACGCATGGGTACAACTCGGTTCGGATATTGTGGGTACGATTGGATCTAAGGCGGGAACATCCATCTCTTTATCTGGGAATGGTACACACGTCGCCATAGGTGGACCCGAATATAGCGAAGTTGGGTTTACGAACCGGGGTCGTGTACAGGTGTGGGCATATACCATTGGACCTGGGTGGCAACAGGTGGGTCTAAACATGGATGGTACCGGTGGCGGTGACCTTTCGGGTAAGGTTGTATCTCTTTCAAATCCGGTGACGAATGGTGGAACTGATTATGTCGTAGCCATTGGTGCACCGGGTCACGATGCGAGTAAGGGGACTGTCAGAGCATTTATATACAGTGGTGGTGCGTGGACTCAGAGAGGTTCTGATATCGATGGTTTAAACGCAGGTGATGAATTTGGGACTTCTGTGGATATTTCCAAAGATGGGTACTATATTATCGGTGGTGCCCCCAAAAACGATGGTGGTGGCGTAGATTCTGGACAGGCTAGTGTATTCTTCTACTCGACAAGTTTGAATGCGTGGGGGCAAATAGGTCCAGATATCAATGGATTGGTGGCTGGTGAAATGGCTGGTACATCTGTAGCTATAACAAGTAATATCGTGTCCGGTCAACAGCCTCACACGGGGACTAGAGTTGCAGTTGGAACACCACTTTCTAATCGCACCCGAGCATACAACTACACGAATATATCCAGTACACCCGCATGGGATAGGTTACATCGTGAAATGGGTGGTCCCGGGAGTGGTGGTTCTATGTCCATGTCAAGTGATGGTCTGAGATTGGTCGTAGGCTCTCCCACATTCAACAACAGTGTAGGACAGACACAAGTGTTTGATCTTCCCACAAACAACGAAGAACTTTACTTTTGTCAAAATCGTTTCAACTTTTCTTCGAACGTTGACTTTGACGACCAACTCACATTCTTCAACCCCATCATGAAAGACGCGAGCTTCTACATAAACGGTACTCGATTACCAAATGTGACAAACACCAATCACAATTATTACAAATACCTCATTCCATACCGAATGCGATTACCGAGACCTATTAGGAATATCTATACATATAGTTTCTCGATGAATCCAGTAAACGTGGAGCCATCGGGAAGCTTGGATTTTAGTCAGATTCGTTCCGACAAAACAAACATCGAAGTGAACCTCGATACGACAAAGGTGGACGTGTCTTCCAATACGTACNCCCTACACATGTATTACACGGGGTATCAAACGTTCATTTTTGANGGTGGTCGGGTTCAGCCGACTGCTTACTAAACAACGTGGTCTTATTAGTCGAAATGTAATCTATGATTTTATTCTTGATACACCATTTGATGAAATTCAACTGTGCTAGGGTTGTATGAATTTCATGAGATGTCCCCGGAACCGTATACGCAAACTTTTCTGACCGACAGAAGGGGTCAAAAAGTTTCTTACTGTATCCGTCAAGACTTGATTTATAGGCATAGTGTACAGTGAAAATCTTACCATCAGTCGTCTTATAGGATGTATGATTCTTTTTCGCATAGTTGGTGATGAACCATTCAAGATTTCTAAGTGAAATACCACTTGATTTGTCTAGTATATTCAGTAATTTGGACCGATTGTCCTCTTCGTTGTAGAATGAATTTATTGATGTTAGCAGAATATCTGTTTTACTCATTATCAATAATAGAGTCCAAATCTATAAGTCCCTTCGATGATGAAGATTTTTCGCAACCCGGACATCCGACGACATTTCTAAACCCTGGTCCATGTGTATGCCCATTGATGATAGTGTTATGTGTTCTCTGCTTAATTTGTTCCCCCTGTTTTTGATGCTTACCACAGTACCCATCGTATGTACCCTTGAATGTACACCTAGATCCATCTGGTTTCGTTCCCCTACAGACCGGATTTGTCGAGAATGTCGGGATATCTTTGAGTAGGGACGCCAATCTGATTTGGTACTTGTTCGCGATAATCTCTGCATATGCCGTCAAAACGGTATCGATGCGATTTTCAAACTCCTCTTCAATCACTTCTGAAATTTTGTCTCGAAAGTTCATTCCTTAGTATTCCTTTGTTCATATTTTTTAAATAAGTCTTCGACACTTTCTTCTCTAGGTGCCCTTACATTTTTTATACGCAGTTTAAGATCTGGGATGGTTCCGGATGTCTCGAGACCGAGACGCTTACATTCCTCCACGAGGTCCGCCTTTTTCATACCGGCGAGTGATGGTTCGCGTTTTTTAGGTGGTGGTTTACACTGGTTAATCAGTTCACCAAAGATTTCTTGCTTCGTATTCTCGAAAAGTGGATCCAGAAGATCGCACACCGGATTCAAAAACTTGTTGATGAAGTAGTACTTGTAATCCACGGGGATGTTATTCTCTTCGACATACTTGGGATCTTCCGACTTTTCAAAGGCTTTCGCTTTGGGGTCACCCGTGTCTGTGAGAAGATACGGTACACGGTCACCGGATTGGGGCTCAGATCCGGGTTTACGGGCTCGCATTTTATTGACAACTTGTACATGCGCCTGATTGATGTTACAACTCTCAGGACTCGTGATCGACACATTGTGACCATTCACTTTGTAACTATCCGAGAGTGACTGACTCAGAATCAACTTCTCATTAGATACATCCCCAGATAGAAGTTCAATCGCACGTTCTTTAGCAAGTTCCTTCGGAGGACCCGTATCACTGGATGTCAACACGACATCGAGGAGTTCTTTACACACTTCTCTCACGTGAGGCGTGTTGTCCCGCCGAACAACCTGAAGACCCTTAATATCGATGTAATCCATGTTCATGTTCCCATCCTTTCCCTTCGTCCATAACTTCGCCGCGTATCGTTTCTTCGAGTACAAAAAGTATGGCCAATAGACCTTCTCGAGCTCTAGGTTATTGGGTTTTTTGAAGAGGGCGGAACACTCTTCCGCGGCGCGTTCACCCAGCTCCCAACTATACTCGATCGCCTCTTCCCCCTTACGGTCACCGACATCAAACTCAACCATGACGGAATCGGTATCACCATATCGTACCTTCGCACCCGGAAAGTTCTTCTCGACGTAGTTCTTCGTCTCCTCGATCATCGCCCGACCCCTAAACGTCGTCGTCGATGCGATGGGTACACACGGGAGAATACCCTTTCCGGCACCTGTAAAACCATACACAGAGTTCATCGAAATTTTATAGGCCAACTGCTTACCGTTGTACACTTCCTTCATGTATCCAGTCGCAGACGCCATATCCTTCTTCGCCTTTTTGCGAAACTGTTTGAGCTCTAGGAGAATGGCTGGTAAAAGACTCGGGACATCCTGTGCAAACTTGTACGTTCGATCACCAATCTTGAACGTCTCGTACTCGATACCAGGTACATTCCCATAATCCTTTTCATTCATCACGTATGAAGAATAGCAGAGATTGTGTGCCATCATGATCGATGGATACAGTGCCTCGAAATCGAGTGCCGTGATTGGTGTGTAATAGGCACCCTTTTGTGCTTCGAGTACCGTCGCACCTTCGTATGGTTCTTCGGGGAGTTGTCCGTACCGGATCGTCGGTACCATGAATCCCATCTCACGCGCCTTTTTCGTGAGTTGACTAAACACTTTGATTTGTTGCCCTCGTTCTACGAGGAAACAGAGAGGCACCCACGTCGCTTTCGCCATCTCCAAGAGGTTCAGAAGAATGCACATCTTCTTCATGAGCTTGTGTGGAAGAAGTGTATCCTTGATACAGTACTCAGCGACTTCGCCCAGTTTTACAGGATCTTCTTCTCGGTAACGCGCGAACATCTCCTTCGCCGGCATATCAATCTTTTGATCACCGAGATACAACTTCGATACGTTATTGAGACTGTACGAATCAAGTTTGTATCCCTTTTTCACTTCATGAAACATATCGAACACGAATCGTCCGGACATCGGTAAAAGTTTAAGAACGTTGTCACCGAGGGCACTCGAACTCAACTTTTTAATCGACAGTTCACATTCCTGACTCTTCAACTTTCCAAGTTTGAAAAATTCGGGGTCACACCCCACCATGAACGCCCGTGTGTAAATGTACTCAAGATCGAACCCGAAGATGTTCCACCCAGTGAGAATATCCACATCCTTTTCATGAAGATACCTTTGAAACGCCTCGAGCATCTCACGTTCCGTGTCAAAGCTGACGACATCAGGACCCTCCGTCTTCTTGTAACACAAGCACGTCTTCTCGTATGGTTCATCGCTCCCAAATTTACATAACGAAATGGCAATTTGAAAACAGGCATCATCCTTCACGTTGGGATCGGGAAACTTTCCAGTGGAGCTGTTACACTCGATATCAAAGGATGCTACGACGAATGGTGCGATATCATCCCGCGCGATGGGTTTGAGTGTTCTCCAGTCGTTACAGAAAAGATCGACATCGACCTTCGACAAGTGTGTGCGCACACAACTGTCCCCCGAGTTAAGCCATCCAGTCGATTGAATACCAGTTCGGTGCATCAGACGAAGAACTGGATCGATGTTGGATTCGAAAACCTTAAAACGTTCCATACCATTGGACATCTGTATCGCATTTTTCAAGATATAATCAACACGTCGACGACTTTTTAAATTTTTGAAATCGAGTTTCATGTACGCAAACTCTTTATTATTTTGAAAACCCCAAACATCTTTCGACTTCATAATTGAATATGACACGAGACATTCGGGACACTTCTTATCAAGAACATGATAGATTTCTTGTACCGTCTGTGGTGTTACACGCTCGGGTAGTTTGATGAAGAAGTACGGTGTGAATGCCGTCGTCACACAAATAGATCTTCCATCCTCCGTCTTTCCAAAAATGCTCACCAGATGTTCATCATCTGTGTCGACTGTTTCCCACGTGAGTGCCTGAAACTCTACACCCATTCTCGTTGTGTATACATCGACCGAAAATTTTAATATCATTTACTAATAAATGTCTGCTGCTTTAATTGACCTCGTCTCGGTCGGAGCCCAGGATGTATACATCACTGGTCAGCCCGAAGTGAGTTTTTTCCGTCAAAATTACAAGAGGTATACCAACTTCGCGATTAAGCCAGAGAGGCTCGATTACATCGGTACTTTCGCGAGTGGCAACGAGGTGACCATCCCAATCAAGTCCAAGGGTGATCTTTTGAGCTATGTGTGGATCGAGGGGGATGATATCGGTGGTGTCGGTAACTCGAACTCCGGTTTCTTCGACAAGGACGAATCCACCACCACCGAGTTCCAACTTTGGGTCGGTGGCCAAAAGGTTGCCCAAATCGACTCTCTTTACATTCAGGGTGTTCACAATCTTCTGTACAAGGATACTCAAGCCAAGGCTTCTTGTGCGCTCACTCTCGATGAGTGCCCCCAGAATGCGCTCGGATCTTCCACTTCCGCGAACCACTACATTCTCCCATTTTTCTTCAGTGACGATTGGACCAAGTCTCTCCCTCTCGTGGCCCTTCAGTACCACGATGTCGAGATTCGTGTCAAGTGCCGTGGGGGTACTTTCGCTCCCAGCAACGTCAAGGTATATGGTACGTACGTGTACCTCGATACAGCCGAACGTGAATTCTTCACCAACACCGAGCACGAGATTCTCTTCACCCAAACCCAGCATCAGCTCATGAATGCGGCTGATACGGAGGTTGATCTCACGTATTTCAACCACCCAGTCAAGGCTGTCCACGTCGTCTCTTCGGAAGCTGATACGAACAAGTGGTCCACGAACTGGTCTTTCGACACCGCCACTCTTTACATCAACGGCACACCCCTCTTCGAGAATATGTCCTCGACCTTCCACCACAACGTCGTGCCAGAGATGCACTGCTCCATTCTACCCCAAGATGCACTCAGCACCGTGTCTACATTCACGTGGCCATTCTGCATCACTATGAACAAGTCGCAACCCACCGGTACCCTTAACTTCTCGCGCATCGATAACGCGAAGCTTTCCCTCACTGGTGGCACTCGTGTCGGTAACATGGTTCGTGTCTATGCGGTCAACTATAACATTCTCCGTGTGAAGAATGGTATGGCTGGTGTCGCTTTCGGTAACTAAGTAAAACATAGATTAGTAAAAAATTATGTAAAATGGTTAAATCTTCCTCACGACCCCGTAAGGCGTCCAAGTTCGTCATTGATCTTGGACCTGAAATCGACAAGGTCGTCAAGAAGAAAAATGCAAAAATCAGGAAACAGAAAGTGATCATCGCGGAATTGAAGGATAAGCTCCGAAACCGGACGGATGATATGAAGTCGAGAAAACAAAAACTCATCATTTCAAGTCTTCAAGAAAAGGTGATGGAGGCGGAAAAGCGTGCTATCACGGCGGAAAATGAAACGCGTCAGTACAAAGCTCGTCGTGCCGGTATAAATAATAAAACGCTCGAATATGCATTCAAGCGGTTAAGAGAGGGGTATTCACTTTCGAAGATGAAACCGAGTACACATCTTATCATTCAGCAGTCGGGACGATGGGAGGAAGCTCGTTTAATCAGTGCTCGCTTCAAGGTTTGCTAAGATTTCATTCGTCTTATCAAACATGCGCTCAAAGTAGCGAGTCGTGTATCCCTTCTTGAGACGAGTGTTGTCGGTAGACCCCAATTTCAGGGACCGCCACAATTCAAGACGATCCTCCAGGAATGTCTTAAATTTTTCGGGGTCGTTTGTGGACTTGAATCGAACCTTTTCATTCTCAAGTGCCTTGTTCGTTGCGGTTACACGGGCATCCATTGAACGCTTAGTATACTCAACAGGAGTGAGACGAGTGGACACATCAGCTGTTTTCTTGTTCATACTGATACTTCTAGTATTGTAATCTTTATACCTAAGTCAGACCCAAATGGGTAGAGTTCGGATCAAAATGGAGTCACTCTTTTTTGTTCAACCACAAGACTTTTTTAAATGTCCAGCTAGAGTAAATGATACCGTACCTGCTTCTCGGTGGACTCGGGGCCCTGACCGTTTATACCATGAGTGGAAGCCAACTCATCGCATCAAAAAAAGCAAAAAAGCTCATCAAATCGGGAAAAATAAAACGCGTTATCGACGTACGCACCGACGCGGAATGGCGTCTCGGGCATTATCCTGGCGCAGTACACATACCAGTCAACAAAATAACCAAGAAGTCGACATCTAAACTTCCTAAAAAAGGTCTACTCGTCTACTGCAATACTGGGCAACGGGCCAGATTTGCGGCAGAGAAATTGGAAAAACTCGGCTTCAAGGATGTCTACTACATCGCTGGACTCTATACAGATTTACTCTAAACCCATAGTATCGCATTCTTCTTTTTCTTCTTACCCAACTGTGTCAGTCTGTGAAGTACGACTAGATAAAAGATTCCCACTGGAAGAACCTTCATTAATGTAATCGTATATTAATTTTTAAACTTGACACCCAAAACTCTTCGCAACTTTTGGAGAATCGCCGGATCTGGAATAGCTCGACCCGACTCATAAGAACCTATGATACTCGCATTCACACCCACCGCGATTGCTAAATCTTTTTGTGTTTTGAAACCTTTAGCAATACGTCCCTGTTGAATCATCTTTGCCACGGAAAGTGAAACTTTCTTGTGTGTTCCCAACTCTTCACGTTCCAATTTTTGATCCTTCGTCACTTCACGGTGTGGTTGAGGTGAGGGCTTAGCAACCTTTCCATGGATGACGACCGGTGTCCAATCTTGGTGACTCATTATAATGTTACCACCCGTTTCGTTTTTAAGATCCTTTCCAAACGTTCCTTTTCACGTCGCATAAAAATATTGAGTTCCATGACCTCACCGTTAAGTTTAACTTTACCAGCCTGCCTGGTCCATACAGTCTGTTCAACTCGCACCATATCAACGCATGACATTTTCATATCTGGTACATTGCTGTGATACACTGCGAGTACCATCGCATCTCGCTTTGTTTCTTTCGGGAGATCTCCTGTGTGACATATGACTACATGAGCACCAGAATATCCCGCGACATGCATCCACCAGTATCGAGGACTACTGAACATAGTGAGATTATCATTGTCCTTAGCATTTTGTCCCACNCGTATGACCGTACCATCTCTCGCGGTGTATTCAAGCATGAGTATTCATCTATTTTTTTCCTTATGTTTTATTAATGCACGTCATCTTACAACCGAGTCCATCCATCACACATAAACTTAGAGTGACACTTCCAAATAAGCGAGCTATTGATTTTGGTGAGAGGGGTGTTCAGCATTATCCGGATCATGGTAATCCTAGGCTTATGCGTGCACAACTTATTAGAAAGGGTGCTGTCCTTCCTAAGAAGCTGCGAATCGAAAGGGATCAGGGTGAGATTCATAGGGAAATGTTGAAAATTTCGGAAAGTTCTCAGGAAGATTGGGAAGACTTCTTCCGAGCTGAATATTGGGAAAGATGGTTGTTATATACGTACCCTAACGTGACAAAGGCGAAACTCTTCATGACGATGCGTCATGGTATTTTATTCATGCCTACAGCAGAAGATTTCTGGTTCTGCAACGACACGTTTACTGACCTGTAGATCCAAATCCACCGGATCCACGTTCAGTGTCTTCAACAATACTAATTTCCTCGATGGGAGGTGTTTCACACCTCTCCAAAACAAGTTGAGCAATACGATCGCCTTTCTTGATTTCAAAGTCTTTTTCGCCATGATTGAACAGAACGACTTTGATTTCACCGGTATAATCAGGATCGATGACACCCGCACCGACGTTGATACAATGCTTTACCGCGAGACCAGACCGAGGTGCCACGCGCCCGTATACACCGGGTGGAAGAACGACTGTAATACCGGTTCCTACGAGAGCTCGGCCAGCCTGGCACGGAACCACGGCATCTTCGGAGCTATATAAATCATATCCCACAGCACCATCAGAACCACGAGTAGGCACAATAGCATCATAGCACAATTTCTTGACTCCCAGGGACATCTATATTGTCAACGGTTCAAATCCTTAAGCTTTGGTGTACTTCTTCTTCTCGTCATCAGAAAGTGCTCGCCACATCTCACCGAGCTTAGAGCCAATCTCAGTAAACGTCAGGTCTGGAAAATCTTTCACGACGGTGGGGCGAACCTTCTTCACGAAGTTCATGTACGCATTGGGTTTACGCTTGGGTTTGGTCTTGTCTGTCATTATATTAATACATTAGGTTTTAATCTTTAATGCCGGATTTTGCTTCGTATATGTGAGTAGACAAATTCCACAACTAAAAACGTTTATGAAAATCTGGAGTGGGTACACAAACATCTTCACGGTGATAGGATGATCTGAATACGCGTGTAAAATGAATGCCGTGAAAAACGTTTCATAAAAAACTCTTATCATCATGTTTGAAATGCGATATACTATGTCAACCAATTCGTGAATAGTTGTCGAACGAGGAAGAAGTCTTCTAAGGGTCAGAATACTCGTATCTATTTCAACGAGACCGCCGAGACTTACGATGTACGCTTCTTCTGGGTACAACATCGCCCGAGAAAGTGCTAATAGGCATACGATATGATGACAAACGATCAGGTCCCTGTACGAATGTGGATTAAACGCATTCCACATGAGATCGAGACTCATGTAGGTCAAAAGTGCGTGTGTCAAAAAGAGTGGGTACACGACGTATCCGAAAAAGACTTCGGCGATACAGAAGATGGAAAAGGGTGCCAAAAACGTGAGTGAAGCTACATCATGTGCACGAGTGAGTGTCATCTGCGAATACATGAGATGCTGTTTTTAAGTGTAGTGTCAAGAACGAGTGCATAACACAGGTGACCGTGATTTTAAATATTTACGTATAATAAAAATGGCTACGACTCACGGAAAATCTCTATTCGGACCTAATAGTGTCAAGAAGAATGCAAACTATCGCATGTATACACAGGCGCAAGTTAACAACATGAGGAAGACTGACAAACTCAAGATTAAAAACCTTGAAAACAAAATCAAAAACCTCGAAAAGCGCGTGAAAAAGTAATTATACTCATACTCATGAAGCTACATCATGAATAAGAATGATACGTTTCTTATTCATAGTGTACCGGGTATGCTGAGAGCGGGGTTCGAACCCGCGAGACTTGCGTCAGACGATCTTAAGTCGCCCCCCTTAGACCACTCGGGCATCTCAGCAATCACTGGTTTCTGGGAGGGAGGGGCATGGATTCAAACTGAACGGTAGTGGGTTCGAGAGTACCTAATAGATTTTCGAGGAGACCGCGACTTTCACGTATGGGTCGAGAAACATTCTCGAAGCGAGAAACACGGGACCGAAGAAGTTCACGTTTCACATTCACAATTTCTTGTTGTAGGGTTTCTACTTTTTCGAGTGCTTGTAAATAATCATTCGTGAGGTTGAGGAGATACACGTTCTGTGTTTCTCCTCCAAGTGCGTATAGACGTTTGATGTTGTCACACAGTTCCAGATATACCCCGTCAGGTAAACTGTCCCTATGCTCATCCACCAAAGTCATGATATTCCGGATTGGATCATCTGACGCCATGTTTGTATAAAACATCAAATCTTTAAGCATTTTGGCGGTGGTTCGAAGGCTGTCTGTTCTTTCAGTTCCTTGCGCTGTTTCATCTTCTTAATGTCCGCACCTTGACAATCATGTTTCGTTAGATTAATACAACTCGGACAAAAGCTACCCTCACAATAGTTACAATCGATGGGGACACCACACTTCTTCCTACAAAGCTGGCACGGCATTCTTATTGTTAACTCGGATAAAGATTTTAAGTGACTTTCGTACAGAATGTCCCTCACTTACGCGTTCACCAAGCCAGTTGTTCCCACCGAGTACTCTCGCCTCAAGACAACCCTCAAGAAGTCTACAGCTGCGTATGGTACCGCTCTCAGTGCTTCGTACTTCATCACGCAGGGGGCTGACCAGGGTGTATCAGCCGTTTTGGGAGCCACCGCCTCGTACGCGTATGTGACCCTTCTATCAGATAGGGTGGACAAGTTTGAAAATTCGGCAATTCAGAAGGAGTTCTTGGCACCACTGTGTGCCGCCGCTTTTGAAGTGTCGTGGAATAACGCACCTTTCGCGTTTGACTTTGATTATGGAGCTACTTTCGTTGGATTTCTCGCTTATAAGTTTGCCCTCACCACAGTCCTATACGAGACTGTGAGGGAGATGATGATTGGGGACAGCGAAGCCTTCTATGACACAGAGGAGAAGGTCTATAACGACCTTAGCGAAGACGACGAAGTTCCCGAGCAATACGCATCACTGCACGAGGAGACGCTTGGTTGATCATCCTCTGGCCAGCCGCATTCATATAAGAAACACGTTTATCTATCATATTTTTAACGTTAGCCCTGGCACGCGCAACAGCGGCTGGGCTGGGGCTGCGTGGCTTGGGTCTGGGTGGGGGAATCCTGGTGGTCATGTTCCTCATAAAGTTGGCGGCAATCCTCTTATCGAGAGCCTTCTTTTCCGCACGCTTCTTCGCAGCCGCACGCTTCTTAGCCGCCTCTGGGTACATCTTCGCGAGAGGCACATTGTTCATGCTGTTCTTCGCCTTCGCCTTGATGGAACCACAGAGCTGCTGGACAGTCTTCTTCTCAGTGTTGATGCCATACTTCTTGGCAACCTTCACCACCTCATCCTTCTTGTAGAGACGGCACTTTTTCGCACCGAGCTTAAGATCACCCGCCTTGTCTACAGATACGAGTACTGGAATCATTGTTTAGTATATACTGATAAAATTANTAGTCTTTATTAAAAGGGAGATGGGTGTCCTAATCTTCTATGTGTATTTACTCTAACGTCTCACGAGGAAACCCAAATGGA